CTACGAAAACAGGAAGGATTCCGAATGAATCACGCAATCAATTGGACGCTGGCAGCTTTGACAGCATTGGTGTTGTCCACGGCATACCTGCTGGACGGCCCTAGCGATCACCAGGCTGCGATTGATGCTGCGGCTGATGCCAAGGCTACGCAAGCAGAGCAAAGAGCGCAGGCAAGGTTTGAGAAGGCTGCGCAGGCAATGTGTGGCGATAACGCAGGATGGACGCAGCTGGCAAACGGCAGTGTTCAGTGTTTGACAAAACGGGGTCACAAGACCCAGAAAGTGCAATTGTGAAGATCGAAGATATCTTGTCCGGGATTACGGACATTGCTAACCGTGCTTACGAAGGCGCTGACCCGGCTGACCGGCTGGCGTTTGAATGCGGAATGCTTTCCAGCAAGTTGCGCGAAATGGCATATCTGCTGGACAACGCCCAGGAGCGCATCAAGGAACTGGAAATCGAACTGGCTTACAAGGATAAAAAATGACAACTATGACCATGATCCACGAAGTCCGTTCAGTTGAATTGACTAAGAAAAACTCACTGACCAGCACCGGAGGTTTGTTTTGGCGTCGGCAGTTGAATGTGATTGATAAAGATGGCAATCTGACTCAGATCACTCTGTTTTCTGCAACGGAAGAACAACTGGAAATCAAGGAAACAACAACATGAAACAGATAGCATCAGCTTTGGTCAAAGCACAGAAGGCGTTCGGGCCTGCTTTAAAGACCGCTACAAACCCGCATTTCAAAAGCCGCTACGCTGACCTTGCCGCTTGCGTCGAAGCGGTCATTGAGGGCTTAAACAGCGCAGGAATCGCCCTTGTGCAGCGCACCAGCCTGGACGATGCCGGCGTGACCGTAGAAACCGTGTTTGTGCATGAGTCTGGTGAAATGCTGGAGTGCGGCAAGCTGCACGTACCTGCTGCTAAAAACGATCCCCAAGGGTATGGCTCTGCTCTGACGTATGCCAGGCGCTATTCATTGATGGCGGCTTGCGGGATTGCACCCGAGGATGACGACGGTAACGCAGGTAGCAAGCCACCACCCAAGGTGACAGACGCTACGGTTAATGCGCTGCTGGCAGACATTTCTGGATGCACAACGCACCAGGCGCTCAAGGACGCATTTTTTCTGGCCATCAAAACAGTCGGTGATGATGTTGCCGCCCGAGATCGAATCACTTACGCTAAAGACGTACAGAAAGCAAAACTATGAGCATCCTATTTCGCGCCAGCGCACTGAGCGCAATCATGACCGACGGCAAAGGCAAAGATGAACTGTCTGTCGGGGCTAAGACCTACGTTACCAAGCTGGCAAAGGAGTTTGTCTACGGATACGACGAGCGGGTCAGCAGCAAGTACATGGACAAAGGCATCCAGGTCGAGGACGAATCCATTGACCTTTACAACGCTGTCCACCTGACCAGCCACGCCAAGAACACCGAGCGCCGAAACAATGAGTGGATTACTGGCGAGGCTGACATTGTGGCGGATGACAGGATTATTGACATCAAAAGCAGCTGGTGTCTGACCACCTTCCCCGTCCTGGCTGACCAGGGTGAAGACAAGGGCTACGAGTGGCAGTTACGCGCTTACATGATGCTCTGGGACAAGCCACGGGCAGACATTGCTTACTGCCTTGTCAGCACTCCAACGGATCTGATTGGCTGGGAGAATAAATCATTGCACCAGGTTGACCACATCAATCGTGAACTGCGCGTAACCATCGTTCCGTATGAAAGGGATTCAACACTAGAAGACAAGATCAAAGTGAAGGTAGAAGCGGCACGGGTCTATTACGACCAGGTTATCCAAGAAATCAGCAAACAACATACCTACTAAATCATGGCAATCATCAAAGAAATCAGCTGCATCGTCGGCCAATACACCAACGGCCAAGGCGAGAAGAAAAACCGTTATCAGCGCATCGGCAGCATCATCCAGGGACAGCGCGGCGATATGTTGAAGCTGGACGTTATCCCCTTGAAAGAAGGCGGCTGGGATGGCTGGGCATACTTGAATGACCCCAAGCCAAAAGAGTACCAGGGCTTGCCAAAAGATGATGATGATTCAATTTCGTTTTAAAACAAACCATTAAGGGGAATCGGACATGAGTACCACAGGAGGCCCAGCGTTTCCGGCGCAAGTCAAATTCTTTGACGAGCCTACAACCGGCATGACCCTGCGCGATTACTTTGCGGCAAAGGCTATGCAAGCTTTTATTTCTGCCTACCCATGCCAAGCGATAGATAGGGAAGACGGTGGAATTCCTACAGATGCTGAATCCATCTCAGGAGATGCTTACGAAATGGCAGACGCAATGCTTAAAGAGAGGGAAGCATGACTGACCACAACCAAGACGACGAGATCGAATCGTTGTACAAACCCGACTGGCTTGCACTAACCATTGCGGTAGCGATCACCACGATCTCGCTGGCGACGTTTGCTTTTTTAGTGGGGTACTTGACGTGACTAAAGACGACATCATCCGCATGGCGCGGGAGGCTGGGTTTGCCGATGGCGTGGCAGAAATTGTCGGGCTTGAAGGCTTTGCTAACTACTTTGCAGATAACAAAAAAGCCCTTGAAGCCGCACTGGAGCAGCAGCAAGCCGAGCCGGTGGCGTGGCAATACAAGACAGTTGAGGCTGGGGTTTTTGTGTCAGACCAACACCCGCCAGATGTAAAAGTTTGGAATGATATTGAATGGAGCAAGCCCCTCTACACCACCCCACCCGCAGCACAGCCAGAGCAGGTTGACTGCCCCCGCTGCGGCCACGTTTGCTCACAGCGCCCGTGGGTAGGGCTGACGGAGGAGGATGTGAAGCACGAATGGGAAGTTTGGAGAGCAAGTTTGCCCCGCTATATCGGCTTTGCACAAGGCATTGAAGCCAAACTAAAGGAGCGCAACACATGACTAGAGATACTGAACAAGAAGTAAAGCCTTGCGGGTTTGTAGGCGGGGCTTGCACACACTGCGAAGCAACAGAGCGAGGAGATTGTCAAGGCTGGGTTAGCTCGCCCAAGCGCGAGTGGGTAGGGCTGACGGATGAGGATGTAAACCGAGAGTCTGCCCCGATTACTTCACAGATGAAGCTGGCATTTCACGCCGGGATGTACGTAGCTCAACAGATTCTGAAAGAGCGCAACACATGATCTACACCAAGACCAGCAGCACCGCCATCTTTCTGTGGCCTGCGGTTGCCATCAATGTTGAAGACGATTGGTGGATTGAACTGGCGTGGCTGAGTTTTGCGATTGGAATTAGGAGGGCTGCATGACTGAAGACGAAGCATTTGAAGAGTTAGAGAGACAGATCAAGTACAAGCTGGACAGCACCAGATCAACGGTGGTAGCAGATGATTATTTCTGGATACCAATTGATCAGGACACGCCAACCAATTTGAAGATACTGCTGCTTGGGCGTAGCGGAGTAGCGACAATGGGACACTACGAACACCTGCCGGGTACGCAGTTTTGGACGCATTGGGCACCACTACCACGAAAGAAGCCATGAGCGCAAAGCGACCCGGCGAGCCACTGAACGTGTTCTACTCAATCAAGCTAACTCAAACTCAGCGCATCCAGTTAATTAAACTTGGAGGCCCGGAGTGGATAAGGAACCAAATTGAACGATCTACCGAACTTCCCGGCCTGGGAGCGTCAGACGCTGGACAGATTTGCAACGGACGCCTACCTAAGACTTCAGGCCCAGCAGGAAGCACTTGAGCAACTCAGGGGTGACCTGCGGGATGCCATGAAGCTGCTACGAAAAAACCCGAGTTCCCTGCTTGTCAATGATTAGCGCCTGACGCCGGGGTTTGTCGCTGATGCTGATGTGCGTCCAAGCGTCAAACTCGCGGATGATCTGGTCAAACGGAAGATTGGCTGTAATGATTGCCTTCACAACGGCATCAGGAGCCATCCCAGGCACTCTAAAGTCTGCTGCCAAGCCTTGTCTATGCTGACTGCTGTCTTTGCTGCCTACAGCGTCATTAACGGCCTTGCTGCGAAAGGCACTGTTGATCATTATTGGCTTGTTGCCTAGCGTTGTTTTGACTGTCTCCAGAAACTCAGCCAGCCTTTGCAGGTTAGCCAGTTCAGCAGCGTTTGGCGTGTTGTCTAGCAGCCGGTGATCAGTGTGTGTTAACTCGGCAAGGGTAAAGTGCGGTGTCATTTTTTACTCAGCAAATCAGTTTTGGCCTGTGAGCCAGCAGACGAGCCGAAGTAATAAGCGATGATTCCCGTCCATGCGGTGCCAAGTGAGCCAAGCATCATCAGGATGGCGGGGTTGCTGCTGTCAATTTGGTTGAAGAACATCATCACCATGATGCCAAAGAAGCCCACTGTCACAGCACCAGCAAGCAATGGAGGCATCATTGAGCGAGTCGTGGCCTGCATATCCCTAGCGCTCTTGCGATCTTCAACTTCCAGCTTCTCAAAGTTTAGGCCAAGTTCCTGTGCCTGTTTCTGCAATTCAATCTCAGCCAGCTTGACCTGCGCGATCTGGTCAGCGGTTAGTTTGTTGTTGCTGATTAGGTCGCCAACCTTTGCTTCATCTACGCCGATGGCTTTTGAAATGGCCGATACAGCCATGCCTGCCAGTGGGCCACCAAGAGCCGTGGCAATCGTTGGTGCAATTTGTTTGAGCCAGTCCATTTGATTAGCCTTTCAGATCAAAACTAAGATTGGCATGGCGGGGGTATTGAACAACACGTTCCCCTTCTGGGCATTTGTACTTGATGGTCGCCAGCAAAGTAGCTGACCCAGGCGCAATCTTCTCTTTCCTCACCATCGTCAATTGGTAGGTGAACGTGTCAATTGTTGGCCCTGCTGGGCCGCTAAACTTGCTTGCTGTTGTGGTTGCCTCATGCACCATGCCTGCGGCATCACGGACACTTGGGGTAAAACTCTCTACTGAGCAATCATCACGTTTTTTTACCCGAGCCACGGTGACGTTGATGGGCTTGCCGACCTCTGCCATGATCTTGAAATGCTCTGGATGCCACTCAAGAATGGCCCTGTCAAACCATCCAAACTTGTCGGCAAGGGTGTAGCCCCCACCAATGGCTGCAATGCTTGCTGCAACGGCTCCTATGGCTTTTGTAAGGTCAATCATTTCTTCCAGAACTGGACAAGTGAATAGACAATAGCTGCTGCTGCCCAGACGCCAACACCACGGTTAACCCACTGGTCAACTTTTTTGTCAATGCGTTGCAAGTGAACCTCTTGAATTCCGAGCTTGGTTTCAACATCACCAATCCTTGCGCCCTGGTTGGCTTGGCGTTCCTCGAACAGGATCAGCTTGCCAACGGCATCCGTCAGCTTGTCGACCTTGCTTTCAAGGCGTCTGAAATCATCGTCTGTCACAGCCCCTGCCCCGGTGTGATGTAGACGGTAGCCGCTGCGCTCGAAAGGCCAGAGAAAAAGGTGTTTATGTTGAATCGCAGGATCTCCACCGCACCTGGCAGCAACACGATAGCCGCTGTAGGACTTCCGGCAGTAGGAGCCACAGCGTTTGCCGTTGCAACCGTTGCGCTGCCACCAGTGCCGAGAAACACGGTTGTCGCTCCAGCATTGATCAGTCTAAACTGACCAGCATTCTGCGCGTCCAGCTTGCCGTTAACAGGTGCTTGGATGCCGGCCGGCGCAACAGCAGCTGCTGCTACAACAATGGTTTGGCCAAGAGCTGCGAAAGCAATTTGTGAATTTGTAGACATAGTAACTCCATTATTTAATTAAAACTTCAGCCTGTCGCGCCTCGACCTCGTAGGGGTTGGCCCAGTAGCCGTATCGTATCAGCCAGAAACTGTATTTGATAGCGTAGACCAGCTTGCCGTCGCGTTCCATCTGCTCTAGGTGCTTGCGCTCGTGCCTGATCAGACCTTGGTGCAGTTCATAGCCTGGCGCCATGTAGATCACGCCCCAGAACGATGTCCAGCCCTGGAAACCAAATGCTTTCATGTATCGCAAGATCAGGCCAGAGGCAGTGCGAATCATGGTTGGGCAGCAGCCTTGTAAGCAGTCACCACAGCCGCTGTATGCGTTGCTTTGCAGATGGCCTTCACTCGGGCATCCTCGGCGCTGTAGTCATCACCGGGGGCAATAACGTGGCGGTGGAACGTGCTGCTAATCTGCTCTCCGTCTTCCATGATAGCGGTCTTGGTGCGAACCTGCACAGCGCCGTTTTCGAGGGTTTCAATCAGGTCAACAAAAACAATTTTTTGTAACATAATAGTTATTACCTTAAAAATTAAACAATGTAAGAAATCAACGCCAACACCTGTGCGCCAGTCAAACCGACGTTTGTGTATCTGGCTAATGCGTAATCGTACAATCTAAATTCAGTGTCTGAGACAATTAAACCTGTTGTTGGGGTTGTTTTTCCAGAGATAAAAGAAGCAATATTTGCAATTCTTGAACCCGATCCAGCCACTGCTGCTGCAAATGGCAAACCGCCAATTAAAACATCAGAAGCATTAACCGTAACTGGAAATGCTATTCTAAAATTCAAAGTTACCAAACGTCCTATTTTTGTGTAAGTTGAATACTCCTGCGTAAATATAAGACTCGCACCGCTGGCATCAGTTGGCGTCCAAGTGCCTTCTTCATAATCAGCCAGCAACTCACTTGTGCCTGTGCCTGGTGTGGCAGAAAAGTCGATGCCTTTTCCTGATGTGCCGATGATTAGGTTGCCGGTAGATAGAGTAACGTCACCGGGCAATGAAATCGGCGTTGCAATCTGGCTGGCGTTGATGATATTGGTGACTGTTTTTAACACTCTGGCTCTCCTTAAAGTGATGCAATGATAAAGACTAGGAGTTCTTCGTAACGAACACCGTAAGCGTTGCCAGCTTTGGCAAGTTTGTATGTCTCTTCGTACTGGTCGTCCCACTGGTCGTAGCAGAAAACACCGTAATCATCAGGATTCAAGTTTTCTGACCTAAATGCTTCTGCAAGTTCTTGAGCAATGATGCCAAAGTGAATGCGAGCTTTTGTGCCTTTTTTCTCGACAGCCTCGTTCCATTTAAAAGCGCGAAGAAGACCTTTGCATTTCAACGCGACAGCTTTTTCTGCGTCAAGCAAAGTCCTAATCTGTTGCTTCTCTCTTGCATCAGATGTATTGATTGTGCCGTTAGTTGCAAATACTTCAGACCAACGGAAACCAGCGCGGCCTAAAGTAATCTCGTTGTTTGTACCCGGTTCAAAGGATAAATTTGACCCACTAAGCCCGACACTCTTTATTGTTAACACACTGCCGGAAGCTGCTGCAACAGCAGTTGATGCGTTAAGGCGGGTATACCCAGAAACAGTGCCAAACGTCAAACTATTGCCATATGACGCAGCAACGTAAGCCTCACCAGTTACCGTGTCATAGTTACTCGACACAGACCCATCATAAACCGACGTAGCACCAAGCTGAATTGGCTTTTTTGCCCTACGGTAGCCTGACGCAGCCGCTGGCATATCTCCAACACCAACCGCAATTAACTGACCAAAATCAGGGCCAAGACCAGTTCCACCAATTGCATTGTTCCATTGCGCCGCAGTGTTACCTGCGTCTACAACAGTTGAAGCAAACTGGTTGTTATAAATTTGGGCAATGTAATACAAAGTTGCGCTGGTAGGCGCTTGAACATTTACGTTGCTACCACTGCGGTTGTTACGGATTACAACAGCTTTATTAGCGCTGACGTTTATCAGTGTGTTTGCAGAGTTAAGAAGGTTGTCTTCAATTGTAGAAAGTACGCCCGATCCGGTCAGATAAACAACACTAGATTCGTTGAAGAAGTAAGTTCCTGTGTCTGATTCTGTGTAGTTTCCACGAATTGTGTAGCTTGAGTTTCCAACAGATTGAATTGCGGCAGTGTCATACGCTTGGATGTCGCAATTTTCGATAAGAGTAGTTTGACTTCCTCCTTGAAGGGCTACATGAGTATCAGCCCCAAGAAACCTACAACCATAAAGCGTGTTATTGATTGTGTTAGTTCCAAGTAAGACAACGCTAGTAGCGTGTCTTGCGCCTTTGGTGTTTTGCCATAGACACTGATTGAAGGTTGTCCAGTCGACTTGACTGTTAACAACATCACCAAGCTGAACAACAATACCTGTAGTCGCCTTGGCGTTTACAAACGAACAACCGTTATAAGTGTGATATGTGCAGTTTTGTTTTAGCTTGTAAACAATGTCGCACAATCCGTCACCATCAAACCCAATGTTTGTCATTTGGAAACGATGCACTGTGTCAAATTCAAAAAATACAGCGCCTGCAGTACGGCAACGAATGGTTGCTACATTTCCTGCATTGGCTCCAAGAGTTCCGTTATAGCCAGAACCCTCGCCAACCCAAGTCATTGTGCTGCAATCTGGATTCGTTAGTTGTAGCGGATCGCACAAATAAACACCAGCAGGCCAGTAAATCAATCCGGCTCTGGTATCTATTGCAGCTTGAATTGCTGATGTGCAGTTAAATGTTGAAGTTCCAGCTTTAATTGCAGCGTGTTCTGCTTGAGGAATAAAATCAAGAATGTTAATCGTATCGTCAAGTTTATTGGCAACGGTTCTTTCAGTGGCGCTTGTTCTGTTGAGAGTATAGGAAACTTCATCAGCATCAATGCCAGTGACAACAACATCGCTGTAACGCTCAGTTGCAGCCGGTGCTGAATACACCACGCTGCCACTGCGGTTCTGCACCTGGATGCTGTAGTCGCTGTTGACGTAGATCCTGGCCGGCGTACCCTGGTAGACAGGATAACCGTTGAGCGTGCGGATTGGCTGCACAGCTGCAATGGTCAAAGCAGCATCCCAATAGGCTGAGATTGGGTTGACTATTGGGTTTAGATTGATCGTGCCAAGCCAGATGTAGCCATTCTCAAGAGGTTGGCCATCCGTCTCCGTAAAGATCGGGTACGGTGGTTGAATTGAGAGTGCGGACATTACTGGTTCTCCTGATCAAATTGTCGACCGGCTTGTGTTGCAGTCTGCAACCACTGGATTCTTGAATCAAGTGCTTTTGGCAGCTTAACTGCATCTGCAAAATTCTGAAAGGATTGTGACATGGCCGTGCGACGAAGGGCAGCTGCGCTTGGTGCTGGTTTGGTTGCCGCTTCGACTGCAAGTTTTTGGAATGCCTCATCAGCAAACAGCTTGCCGGCCGCTTTAACTCGTTCCTCTGCACCTGTTGACATGAATTTGATAATGTCAGGGGCCACTGCACCGCCGCCAGGAACCATGCCTGTGACTGTCGTAACAATGCGCTGAGTAATAGTGCTGTCCATCACCTTGCCAATAAGTCCTTCAGGGTTTGCAAATGCTTGATTTGCCTTACCGGTGGTTAGTACATTGGCCCTGGCCTCGGTGATGCGCTTGGATACCTCAAACAGATCGCGCAACACGTTTGCTGAGTCTTTGCCAAGTGTCTCCACAATCGTTTTGTAGACAGGCGGATTAGCACGTAACTTGGGGTAAATGTCAGCAAATTCTGAGAAGCCAAAACCGCCTTTTTCTGCGCCTCGGGCTGATCGTGTGACGGATGCCAGTGCTGTGGCAATTGTTTCTTTGCGTAGGTCTTCAGGAACAGCTTTAAGCAGTCGGTTGAACTCACCCGCATCACCTTTGGCTGCGCCTGTGATGGCAGTTCGCATTTTGTTTGCCACGCTGCCTTCAATGTCCTGGCCAAAAGCATTCACAATGCGTTGACCTAATGCGCGCTCTTTGGCGTAAATCAGATTGGCTGCACGCAGTTGCTTGCGCAGTTCCTCACCACCAATGTTGCCCACGTTTGTCAGTTGATCGTCAGCAAGTGCTGCATACAGGCGCTTTAGGTCTGCTTCGGCCATGCTGCCGTATGGTGACTCCAGCTTGTCAATGGCTTTCCCGATTAGCGTTTTTTCGCGCTTGAGCCGGCCATACGTGACATTGCCATCTTCAATCATCTTGGCCAGATTGCGCTCTGCGGCTGACATTCCTTTTTCGCCAACTTCAGCTTTAACGGACGCAAGAATTTCTTGGAGTTTTGGCAATTCAACTACTGACGTTTTGGGAACTACTTCGTCAACCGAGTTGTAAATTTTGCTTGCTTGTGCATTTAGGTCAGATCGAGTTGCTGTCAGTGAGTCTTTGATCTTCTGCGAAACCACACCAGGCGCTACTGCACCTTCAACAAAGGTTGCATCAAACTGCCTGATCACCTCGTCGGCCTTTTCCACGGCCTGAGAAACGGTTGTGCGCCATGCTGCCTCTGCTTCGCTTGCTGCGGCTGAACGGGTTAGTCCTGCGGCTGCTCTCACCTGTGGGCTATCGCTGAATACGTCAGCAGGTAGTTTGATGCCGAGCCGGTCGGCTGCTTCCTTGGCTCCAACATTGATTTGTGCAAGATCGGCCAGCTTGTTGCGTGCTGCTGCTGCACCAAAACCCGTGCCAGATGCTTTCTGAACAAGATTATTGACAACCTCTGTGGTCACGGTGGTGGTCGCAGTTGGGGCGGCAGCTGGTGTTACAGGCGGTGCTGCTGTTGGTGCAACAGGTGGTGCTTCTGGCGTTACAGGTGGCGCTTCAAAGGTTGGTTCAACTCGTGGAGCAGGAGCAGGGCCAGGGCGTGGCATAACCCTCTGTGCGCCGCTTCTGACTGCTTGGACTACTGGTGCCCCAACTCGCTGCAAAATCTGCCCTGCTGGGCCTGTAGCCGCTGCCATGCCTATTTCAGCAAGTTCACCTCGACCAGCATTTCCACCAGTTGCCGCTTGGCTTGCTTCAATAGCTGCTTGCGTAGCACCCGAACCAAGGATTGCGCCTGGAATAGTTCTTGCAGCGCCGGCCGGTGTGAATGCTGCTATGCCACCAATCGCTCGGGGAATGTCTCCCATTGTGAAGCCAGGCGTGATTGCATACTCTTTTTGATCAACTGACGAACGCAGCAGGTAATTGCCCTTGGCATCTTGGCGAACCTGGACGCCGGGGAAATTGGCTTGCAGGATCTGCACCGTTTCCTTGGGGTTGCTCATCATCGTGCCAAGCGCAGATTTGAACGATGCCACGCTCACCTGATTCATTTCTGGCATTGATGTCCACTCTGGGAGCGTTTGCGTCTCAGGTGTTGCGCGTCTTGCCCCTGTAATCTGCTCGGCTAAACCTTCAAAGAATCCCATCTGAGGCTGTGCGGCTGGTGCTGCTGCCGAGGCTGGTGCAACGGGTGCTGGAGGCGGTGCAGCAATGGGGGCAGATGCAGGAGCAGATGCAGGGGCTACCGGGGCAGGTAAAGCACTAACATTCACACCCTTGCGTGCCAATTCTCGGCCAATTGAGTCAAGATCACTTTTCGCTCTTGTGTCGCCGGCCTGGACTCTGCTTTGTGTTTGTTGATACTCCTGCGTCAAAATCTGAACAGCGTCTTTGTCTCGTCCAGCTTGCTGCGTTGGAGTAACTTGTGCGCTTGCAGCCAGGGCAGCAGGGGCAGCTTGTGGTGTCGGTACAGGTGCTGGGGCCGCCATTGCAGATGCTGGGGCAGATGCCGGGGCAGCTGGACTACCGGCACGAATTGCCGCCACCCGTGCTTTCAGATCAGGCGAATCTGGTGCAACATCGTCAGGGATGTTGTTGATGGTGATGCCATCTTTGGTGGTGATGGAGTACGGCATATCAGTAATCCACCGTTATGTTTCGTTGACCAGCAGCAGGGCGAGTTGCCGCAGCAGGGGCAGGAGCAGGAGCAGGCGCAGCTGGTAGTGGCGTTGCTGTTGGAGAAGTCTGTGCAACAGGTGCAGCCTCGGCCGCTGTATAGAAAATGTTATTTGTGTTTAGACCGTAGCCAGTGGCAATGCGCTCAAGTCCAGTACGAACTGTTTTCTCACTTTCTAATGCGCTGCTGTACAGGTTTTTGGCTTGACCTTTAAAGGAGTTGCGCTGAGAAGCATTTAGACGCTCACCGGTAATCAACTTGTTGTAAATATTCATGATGCGCTCTGGCACACCGGCTGCGTTCTGTGCAGTGGCAAATTCTCCCTCGCGCACCACAGATCCAGGATCAAGCATTTTCATGTAGCCAAAGATCAATGACAAGTCACCGACCGCACTGTCATCAGACGAAAGCACACGGCCATAGGCTGACTTGACTGTCTGATATGGCTGGGTCTGGTCGTTGTATTCCTTGCGGAACCTACCTTCAACCTCTGGTCGCTTGTCAGCAGGAATGACGCCCATTGCCATCTGAGCAGCTTCTGCCTCGGCACGTGTTGCTTGAGCGCCAGATAACTTTGCCGCAGCGTCAGATGCACGGATTGCAGCTTTAGCTTGATCAATCTGAGATTGAGTTAGGTTGATTTCCAAACCAAACTTCTCTGGGGCATACTTGGCTTGCGCTTCTTGAACAATGGCATCGGCGTTAATTTTTCGCAGTTGACCTGGTGCTTGTGCTTCTTCTCTGCGAGATTTCCGCACATTGGCAATGCTTTCATACCAGTCTTTTCCAAAGGTGGCGCCACCTACCAGTTCCACATTTTTAATGGCCTGATCTGGTGAAACTTCAGCTAGCTTGAGCGTGTCTTGCCATGCCTTTTTTTGCATGGGGTCTGTCTCTGCTTCTGCATATTGCCGTAACAGTTGCTTGGCAGATTCTGGGTTTGACTCCAAAGCCGCAAGCACTTGACCAGTAAATCGTTTTGACGTCGCCAGCTTTTCATCAGTCATGGTTTTGCCAACAGCTTGTAGCGCATCGAATTGCTGCTTGTTAGCGCCTATGAACAGGCGTTCCAAATTTTCGTACTTTCGTTCTGCTGGTGGCGTTGTAAAAAATGTGCTTATGTCAGTCTGGTATCTTTGTTGCTCGGCTTGTGCCAATGCTTGCTGAACACGTTTCTGCTCGTCTGCTTCGCGCTGCGCGTAGATGTTGGCAATGCCAGTGCCAAGCTGTAAACCCTGCACGGCCTGTGCAAACGGGTCTTGGACGTTTTGAAGGTAGTTGATTGGTTGAACCATGATTAAAATCCTGCCCGTTGACCGCCATAAGCGCTGCCCTGGCCAATGCTGTAACCGTTGTCACTAACGGCCGGCGCAAAAGTTGGCAGACCTCTGGCAATAGTGCCAAACATTCCAGGGAAATTAAACGCTTGGCTTTGCCCCATGATGCCACCAGCCGTAGCTGCACCTTGTTGCCCCAAAAGATTGGCAATGTTTGCGCCGGTTTGAGATCCAGCCGTGCCAACGCCAGCTGCTGATGCCTGACCAATCCTTGCAAGTTCGCCCGTTGCACTCAGTCCACTTGATGCCAGGTTTTGCGCTACCGTGCCGCCTGTTGCTGCCAAACCGCCAAGCCTGCCATATTGCTGGTTGATCAATTCGTTTAGCAATTGTGGGCGAAACTGAGCCAATGCGCCTTGAAGATTGCCGCCGCGCAAGCCACCTGTGGCAGATGCCCTTGACAACAATGCTCCCTCGCCTTGCTCGGTAAGGGCTTTGAATTGCTCGCCGCCACTAATGCCTGCAATGGCTTGTCGCTGTGCTTCTGGCCCTCTGAGGCCGATCAACGCCTGCTGCTGTTCAAGTGCTGGGGCGCCGGCCTGTGCGTATTGTTGGAGTGTTGGCAATGCACCAGCGCCAGCTTGTTGGTATGGTGCGTAAGCCCCAAGCGCTCCACCTCCAGCCTGGACGTAAGGCGCAAGCAACTGCTGTACAGCTTC